CCTCGCGCACCATGTCTTGGCCCGCTAGCTTACGGAGCCGAGCAACATGAGCCTTCCGCCCTACGAACCCCGAGTTAGCCACGGCGGCCGCGCCCGACCCAGCCCAGCGCCATGGTGTCGCGCTCGATCAGTTCGACGCTCCATAGGCCTGCATGTGGTCCGCTCAGCACCTCGACGCGCGCCGCGGTATTCAGTGAACCCGCCAACGTGTCAGCCAGCACGATCAGCGACACGTCCGTGTCCACGTAGCCTGGAGCTTCGCGCATGCGCTGTGTGGCGCTGTCGATCTGCACTGAGCATGGCCGATAGACCGGGCTGCCGGGCGTGACGATCGAATTTCCCTCGTCATAGACGGCACCGACCTGATCGATCACGCGCGCAGCCCAGAATGGCCCGCCGAACGTCTGCGAGAACGCAAGGCCGATGTCGGCGAAGGCTGAAGCTAACATTGCGAAGAACTCAGCTTTTCTGCCGATTCGCGGTACGGTAACATGGTGGCGTCGGACGGCTTTGGACCCATCCGACGCCTATCATCAGCGAAAAGGAACTTCGCCCATGACTGCACGTGATCTATCATCACCCGAACTCCTGCGCCAGTTGCTCCGGTACGATCCCGTGGCGGGTAAACTTTTTTGGCTGCCACGTGGCGCCGACGCTTTCAATGCAGCACGCAACAGCGCTGCGGCCGCCGCGAAGACGTGGAACACGCGGTTCGCCAACAGAGAAGCATTTTGCCATTTGGAAGCAACCGGCTATCTGAGAGGTCGATTTGCTGGAAGATCGTGGATGGCCCACCGGGTGGTGTGGGCAGTGGCTTACGGCGTTTGGCCCGTTGGTCAAATCGACCACATCGACGGCGATAAAACGAACAATCGATTGAGCAATCTGCGAGAAGTGGATGCGGTTGTGAACTGTCAGAACAGGCCTATTCATACGCTCAACACCAGTGGCGTCACCGGCGTAACGTTTCTGAAGCGTAAGAAGCTGTGGTACGCGCGGATAACTATCGCAGGAGAGCGCCGATCGCTCGGTCGATACAAACTCTTGGGCGATGCGGTTGCCGCGAGAAAGCGCGCCGAAATCGAATATAGCTTTCATCCTAATCATGGCAGGCCCACGTAGCCGACAAGCATCGGCCCGCCAAATAGCCGGCGCTGGATGGCAGCGAACTGCTGACCGTACGATGTTGCACTGTAGCCGCCCTTGGCCCGCGTCGCTGCGACGCTTTCGCTGATCGTCGCACTGAAGGTGCCGGACTTGAACGACGTTGCGCCAGTGGCAGCAAGGGTCGCAGCGGCCGACGAGACGCCTACGCTGTTCGTCACCAGGAGGTGCGCAATCAGAAGTTCGGTCGCGTCCTGCTGCTCAGCGCCGTAGTTCTCGCCCACGCGGGCCTCTGCCTTGGTAGCCCAGGCGGCATAGGGTGCCTCGGTGAGAGCAGGGAAGGGGTAGAGGGCTTGGAAGTCGGGGAGGGAGAGGCGGGTATAGGCCATCAGCCAAGTACCTCTTCTGTTTGAGCCGTCAGGGCAGTCGCGCCTGTACCAACCACTGTTGACACAAGCCGTACATAGTGTCCCGCCGGCACAAGATAGCAGAGCGGGACCGTGTTTGAGGTAGTCAGCGCGATCGTGACCGTGATGCCTACGGAGGACCCCGACGACGCGGCGGCTCGAACGGTGGTTGGGGTGGCGGCGGCGTCCGAGAGTAGCTGCACCTGCGCCGTGGATGTGCCGACAACCAACGGATTGGTGACGGACATGGCCACGCTGTAGCACGCGAGTGCGGCTTTCGTTGTGCTGATCTGGAAAGCAGTGCCGAGGGCGCGCGCGGGCGTCATTGGCGTCACTGTGGAAAAGCCGGCAGGGCCTTGCGCGCCAATAGACCCTGTCGCGCCGACAACACCAGCCACGCCTTGCGGTCCTGTGGCGCCGGTCGGCCCTTGAGGGCCTACGGGTCCTGCAATGCCTTGCGATCCGGTGTCCCCTTTTGACCCAGCGGGACCCATCGCGCCCGTATCGCCCTTTGCGCCGGTCGGGCCGACAGCACCCTGCGCGCCTTGGTCACCCTTTTGCCCTGTAGCGCCTTGGGGGCCAGCAGGACCGACAGGACCGGCAGGCCCTTGCTTGCCAGGCAGGGCAGACACAGATGCCTTCTGTGCAGCAGCCGGCGACGCGACAAGCACCAAGGCAAGTGCCAGCCAAGATAGCTTCATGCGCCCCTCCCGTATGGCAATGCCAGATAGCAGCCGGTGAAATCAGCACCCGAAGCGATGGGGTTGCCCGGCGTAGATATCGCTGCAACGGAGACAAATACCGGCTTTTTGGATAGAAAAAGGCCCTTTTCGGACCGAGCTTGTATGATCCAATCGGCATTAAACATGGTGACAGGCACGAACGGCTTGCCAAGTGGAAAGCCTTTTAGAAATACATCGTACGGCGTGGTGTTTACGAACCCGAACGTCAGCGCATCTATTACCGTGCCATCCGCATTCGTGGGAATGCCACCAGCGATCATGTCGAATGGCGTGGCACCGCTCGTCAGGCTAAACGGCACCATGACGGTGGCGAGGCGTGAGAATGGACGACTAGCCATAGTAGGTTACATCCAACACCGCGTTGCCGCTTTGATCGATGAAGGCAACCTTGGTCAGGTCGCCGGTGAACATGCGATAGTCGCCCGGGACGATCAGCATGCCGCTAGCTGGTGTGGGATCTACGCTGTCGCCGCGGTAGCGCACTGCGGTTCCACCGTTGCTCTCGACGCGCGCTAGTGTAGCTCCGGATGGCGGAGCAAGGCGCTGAACCGTGGCCAGTTGCTCGGCTGTGAACTGCCGGTAAAGCAGCGCCGGCGGGTCGGCGTTGAAAGGCGCAGGGGCCGGCGCGGCGCTGGCCGGACGCTCTTGATAATAACCAGCGCTATCGCGGTACACTGTCACGCCATTCACCGTGCGCTCGTCAGCCACCCTATGCCTCCTATGCAAAAGGCCGCCGCACCGGAGTGAGGCGGCCCTATTCGCTCAATGACCGTGCGGCCTACTTGGCCGGCTTCTTCAGAGCCTCGATCTGCTTGCCCTGGTCCGCGACCTGAGCCCGCAAGGCATCGTTCTCAGCCTGCAAAGCGGACAAGGCGTCCTCGTCGGCGTCGCGCTCGGCCTTCGGCTTGTCGCCGAGGTCTGGCGTGGTGGCGATATCGCCAGCTTCCACCGATACGGTCTCGCCAGGCCTGATCCATGTGACGCTGCCGTCATTCATGGTGACACCGCGTAGACCGGGCGTGTAGTTGGTCAGCTTCTTCATGCCGCCGATACTCCGTCGAGGTATGCCATGGCGCCGGGCAGGCGGATCTCAGTGCCGCCGGTGCGAGCGATGATGCCCTGCTCGTAGCCCATCAGCGAGGCCTGACGCGGGTCGAGCACTCGGCGCGGCAAGGGCAGGTGACCGCGAAGGACCTCCTTGTCGTAACGATACGCGACCATGCGGCCGGTGCCGCCCGTACCGGCGTTCGCCAGCTCACGGGTCGAGACGATGCGAAGCTGCGCGCCGCTGTTCTCGGACGAATAGATGTTGTTGCGCCGGATGTATTCCAGCACGCTCAGGGTGCCATCGCCCGCGCCGGTCGACTGCGTTGCCCACTTACGCAACACCGAGGGAGGCACTGCGATGGTGTCGGCCCATTCAGTCTCGTTGCTGTTCGTGCGTACCGTCGAGAGCAAATCGTTGACCATCGCATAGGCTTGAGCCGGCGTTGCAGCGGCCGCCGTCTGCGTCGCCGTGAAGGTCTGCACGATCGCCGAGTTGACGAAGCCCGTGGTGCGCTTCTCGGTCTGACCGCGCATGAACGTGAAGTACAGGCGGCGCTCGATCGCGTCTGACGCCGACATGGCATCGGTAGCGGACAGGTCGATGCCGTAGAGCGAGGCCTGGTTGATCTCTTCCAGGGTCCAGCGCCAGCCAGCGCCGATCATCCAGAAGTCGGACGAGGCTTGGTCACGCTTGGACGAAACGAACGGCACGTCCGTACCGGCACCGGAGATGATCTTCGCTTCGCCAGCGGTATCGACCGTGAAGAACGTGGTGCCGATAGCCCAAGGCTGGCCTTCGGTGACGATCGGCACGATGTCGCCGTACGCATAGCTGGGGTAGCGCTTCTTGTAGACCTGGGTCTCGATGTTGCGACCCTGCGCGATGACGAAGGGGAACGCAGCCTGGGCGTCGGCGAAAGGCATTTCCATGTCAGGCGCTCCGGTGCTTGAGCGACACTTCGACCATCTGGCCGGCTGCGGTCGCGGAGGTGTCGAAGAAAGCGGCCGGGATCGGGCCGACGATGTTGGTGCCGGCAGCGTTCACGTACTGATCCGTCACGGTGTTGTAGTAGACCGGATCACCAGCAGCGATGACGCCGCCGGATTCGACGAACATGGTGCCATCGGTCATGAAGGCGCCGGTGAAGTCCTGCGGGTAGCCGTCCACCAGCGTGGAGCCGATCGCGACCGGGGGCACGGCGCCAGTGAGAACCGCCAGACCGATGAACTTGGTGCTGGCGGCAAACGGGATGACCGTGTGGTCGATCGTACCGCGCGCGACAGGCGCGCCGAACTTGATGCCGGCCGCGCCCTGAACGGTGCGGCTGACCTGGTTGTGCGCTTCCTCATTGGCGATCTGGCCCTTGAGCCCCTTCGCCGGGGTCGTGCTGTAGTCGGTCTGATATACGCCCATGGTCCTGGCTCCTTATGCGGCGGCGACGGTGGAAGGCTTGAGCATGTCGGCGATCATGGCGGCACGCGCCTCGTTCGCCGGGGCCGCGTCGGTCGTGACGACAGGAGAGCCGAGAGGCTGCACGGCCTGATCGTCGATCTTCGCGTCCTTGGTCAGCACCTCGAACGCCGTGGCGATGTTGTCGGCGGTATAGTCCTTCGCCTTTTCGCCCATCGCCTTGTCGACGACGGCCTTCATGATGGCGTTCTCGTCCATGGCGTCGGTGACGGTGATGCCTGAGGCCTTGCCCTTGGCGACGACGATCGCGAACGACTTGGCCGCATCGCGCAATTGGGCAGGGGTGGGCTTCGCGTCTTCCAACGCCTTCTTCTCGCCGGCGAGCTTGGCAATCTCGGCGTCCTTGGCGACGATGGTGGCCGCGTCGGTGACTGCCTGGGCTTCCGCAGCGGTGAGCTTGGTGGTTGCAGCGTCACGGGCTGCAAGGATCGTGGTGAGGGTGGCCTTGGCCGTATCGACGTTGGACACGTCAACGGTCAGCCCGTCGATGAGCATGGTAATCACGGGCTTCTCCGTCTTGAGTGAGTCGAGAATGGCTTGAGGGGCGGTGGAACAAGGCGCTGCGTCAGCGATCCGGCAGTCAGGGCCTGCTCGACCGCGATCAACCAAGGCGATGTGGTTGCCGACAATGCCGACCTGCTTTGCCTGGCACTTGGTGCCGTCCTGAGCGGTGAAGTCGCCGAACTGCAGGTCGCAGCTATAGCCGTTGGACAGCTCACGTTTGCCGCCATCGACTGCCGCGATTGCGCTGGCATCGGTCAGCAGCAGGTCAAAAGCGAGGTAGCCGCCTTCTTCCCACTTGGCGCCCATGACGGTGCCGCGCGCGTGATCCTTCCAGTTGGTAGAGGTCACCGCTTCAGCAGGGTGGTTGTCGGTGATCGGCTTGCCGATGAAGCTATGCGCGGCCTTGGGAGCGAACACGTCGGCGGCATCACGCAGCACCTTGACGGTCGCCTGATCGCGCAAGCCGTGCTTGTTTTCGGGGTCTACTTCGACGCCAGCATAGTCATAGACACCGGTACGCGACGCCTTCGCACGAACGGCAAGGTAGCCGTCAGCCGTGCGGCGTGGCGCGTCAAGCGTGAGGTGGTCCGCCATGAACATACCCCGCACGATATGGCGGGGCATGCAGGGGGTTTACCGTTGTCGCGTCGTCACTATCTTTGCAGATGTTAGGAGAACAGCATGAGCGATGGCATCCAAGCAGGCGACGTTGTTAAGCTGAAGTCAGATAGCATGCTGATGACCGTCACGAAGGTCGAAGGAGTCGTGGTCTCGGTTTGTTGGGCGCTTGATGGCAAAATTGAGTGGACCAAGCTTAACGTGGTTGCGATTCAAAAAGTACCTACCTAGTCGAACTTCACCACCGCCTGAGACCGGCACCCGCAGTAGGGTAGCTGCCCAGGCCGGTCCTGCGGGGCATCGGCGTCCGTGTATTCCTTGCCGTCCCGCGCTGCATGCTCGGGGCGGTAGTGGAGTTTATGGCTGGACCTCCACAGCCATGTATCAATTCCTGCTTCGCGACGCCGCTCATCAGCAAGCGAGCTGGTCAGCTTGTTCAACTGGTCCGAGGCGATACGAACGGAGCGATCGCGGCTCATGTCGACAGAGCCGCGGATGTTCTTGGCCACGTCGCGGGCAGGGGTGCGATTGCGCAGGCCGTCATACACAGCTGTGGCAATGCGCTGCTGCGTCACCGCCGACACGTCGCTGATCAGTGCCGTATTCCACTCGATCGTCGTCTCGAGCGTGGCCCGCATGTCACCCGCGCCGACCATCGTTTCCAAATCTACACCAGTGGCGCTCAAGACCGCGCCGCGCCACTTGCCGCGCTGCCACTTCTCGACACGCAAGGCCCAATCGCGCAGGTTGGGCGTAAGCAACAGAAGCAGGCGGTTCACCTGTTCCGCCGCGCCATCAATCTCGGCGCGTACGTCAGCCGGGGCGTCGGTGAAGCGGACGCTGGTGGGATTCGGACCCACGGCCGGCGGGGTGCCATCCAGCAACCTTGCCCCACCGATCTTGTTGCTGCTCACTCTTAGACCTGACTCGAGAACAGCATCCGCCTCGTAATTAGGATATGCGTCTCTTGTGATCTGATCAAGCGTGCGCTCGTAGGCAGCGTTGATGCGGGGCAGGGCGTCCGTCCAAGCGGCGATTACATGGGCGTACGTCGAGCGGTAGAGGTTGGTGGCGAACAGCGCCGGCGGGGCGATGTCGCGCAGGACGATGCTGGAGCGGCGCACGTTACGCACCCGGCGCGCCATGGCGGCGAGGTCATACCGCATTGAGCAACGCCAGTGCGCGGGCCCTGATGCCGTACCAATCCACCGAGCCGATTATCGGGCGCTCACCAGCACGAAGCCACCGCTGGAAGGTCATGGTGAGAGCTTCTTCCTGGACAGCATCAGCCGGATCGGGCTCGTATCCATGAGCTAGTGGCCACAGCACTTGGCTGGGGCGGCCCATGAGAAATTCACTGACGATGTGGTGGCAGACCTCATGCTCGCAAGCATAGGTCAGGATGTCATCGCCATAGCCGCAGCGCCGGGTAATCTCGCGATAGTCGGGCGTGTCGTGAGGCTGGGCGCCGTAGTGCGTAAGATCCGGATAGCGCGTCACGCAGCCGTCAGGCGTGTACTCGACGGTGGCGGCGCCGATCTGGATGGGCATCACTCACCCTCCGCAGGCTTCCCGTCATTCGCAGCACGGCGGGCGGGCGCGTTCGTCCCGCCACCGGCTAGATCTGGATCACCTCCCTCCTGAACTTGGATTGCAGATGGGTCATCCTGGCCGGCGGCAGGGTTCAGGCCGAACCGCTCGGCTTCAGGGATCTTCGCAAGAGCATCAGCAAGGCCGGGCATGTAGCCCCGCTCTTCGATGAGGTTTTGCACCGCGCGAGACATTGCCTCCTCTGGCACCATGCCGGTGTCGATCAGCGCGGTCACCGCCTCCATCAGCACCTTGAACGTATCGGCCTCTTCCTTCTCGGTCGGCTTGCGCAGCGGCGCCCACACCCACCACGGCTTGTCGGGATTGGCCGCGCCGGCGGAGCGGATCAGGAACGGGTCAAGCTGCTCCAGGCAAGGCCGCGTCTCGTTCTCCTGGCCATCGCCAACCGTGTCCCACCAGTTGTTCATGTCGCTGTCGCCGGTGGCGTTCATGCCGCCAGGCGAACGCCCCATGAGCTTAGTGAACGGAACCCCGGACACCGCGGCAAGACGCTGGTCAACGGCATCCATGAAGGCGGGGATGCCGCTCCAGTTGATCTGGTAGTCGTCGATCTTCTCGCCCGGATCGTCAGCGCCGGTGCCCGAGCGGTACACCGTGGCGTTGAGCGTGCTTTCGGACGAGGCGATCAAAGCGATGCGCTCGTTGAGCTGCTGCTTGCCCGCGTCTGTGGAGAGCATGTCCAGCAAATCGGGGATCCCGATGCGCAGGAGCTTGGCCTTGCGGACTAGCTCGACGAACCACGCCTGCGTGTCATCGGAGCGCTCCACGGCCTTGTAGACGCGCAAGATCTGGCAATCGCCCCAATACGCCTCGACATCATCAATCGCGCTTCCAGCAGGGATAGGATCGCCACGAAAGGGTATGACGCGGCTTGGGTGGATGCTGGCCTGCTTGCCGTCGCTATCGATGCGGAAGCGGCGAGGCTGGCGGTAGGTCGGTGAGGCCAGATCCTTGTCGAAATCCTCGGGCGTGATCTCCCACCGCGACACGACGTTCACCGCGATCAGGCCGCCTTGACGCATGGCCTCTGGCGTTAGCTCGCTGGCATGATCACCGGCAGTGACGAGGATCAAGGCACCACCCCCAATGCCGCGCAGCACTTCGGCTTGCTTGACCTTGCCGCGGATGCCAAGGCGCTTCTCCTCGGCTTCGATCAGCGCGATAGTGGGCTTGTCGGCCTGCCAGTCGCGCCACTTCTGCGTGCGGTCGGCTGCGGGTATGGCAATGACCTTCCGCAGCATGCCGCTCGACATGTAGGCGGCAAGGGCAAGCTGGTGGCCGAACACGCCAGGAAGGGGCGATGATGAGCCTACAGACGGGCGGAACGGGCTGAAGCGGCCCACCGTCTCGATCGCGCCGCGCAGACTGTCGGTCAGATAGTTCGCCATGTGCGGAGGGTACGATGCGGGGTTTACCGCCTTTACCGCTCTTAGCCGAGTAGGGCGGCGGTGGAGTGCATCTTGCGCTTGATCATCGGCGACACGGCATAGCGCAGTGCGTCGATGTAGTGGTTGTTCGCGTCTACTAGCACCGCCAGGACATCACCGGTCAGCCGGTCCACTTTGTAGCTGTAAAGGCGCATTTCGTTGATTGTCTGCTTGCAGCGTGGGTGGACGATGATCTGCTTGAACGAGCGCAGAAAGCGGATCCCGTCATCCACCGATCCCTGCCACTTGGGTGCGCCGATCGCCTTGGGTACACCGTGCCGCGTGATGATGCTGATCGAGCCAGGCGAGGCGCTATCCCACCGGCTTGGGTACTTGTCATAGTCGGGTATGCCGTCGCCCACTTTGGCCCCGATGTCATCCAGCTCGATACCGCGGCCGCCAGCCTCATGGCTGATGTAGAGCATGTCACCGTGGATGTAGCAGCGCACGGCCGCGGTCGGATCCTGAGCATAGCCGAAGTCGCCGCCCTGATATGGGCCGTCCCAGGTCTCCTTCGGCTCGAACTCATCCACGCGCCACTTGCCGGCCAGCACCTGAGCGTCCGAGTTGACGAGGTAACCGCCTTCCCACACGTGATCGTAGGTGGCAGGATCAAGCCGCTCTTGCTCGCGCTGGCGCAGGGTCTCAAGGCCGGGTGGAAAGAACGGATTATCGCTGTGGTTCAGTTCCACGGTGATCGCGTTCGCCGGCGGTGAGATCACGAAGCGCTTGTTCACCGGGCTCTCGGGCGAGCGCGGGTTCCAGATCGCCCATAGCTCGGACTTCGGCTGACGGAACACCGTGGCCTCCAGCGCCAGCCATGACGTTTCCGGTACGTCCTCGGCCTCCTCCACGATGGTCAGGTCGATCTTGGCCAGTGACTTCACCGACTGCACATTGCGGCGCAGACCGCGGAAGATGAATTGCGTGCCGTTCGCGCCCTTGAGATAGTCCACGCCCACATCGTAGTGCGCCTCAAGCCAGGGCTCGGACGCGATGGCAGCTTTCAGTTCCGCGTGGAAGCTCTCGGAAATGCTGGCCTGAAACTCACGGGTGCATAGGATCCGCAGCGGCTCTGCATAGCCCCAGATCGCAGCCATCTTGGCGAAGTTGAACGACTTGCCCGAGCCGCGCCCGCCTTTGCCGTTGCGGTACTGCACGGCGCCGCGTGGCAGGGCAAAGACCGGGACCAGCTTCGGGGGGAGTTCAATCCTGGCCTTGGACATCCGCAACCTTCGCCGCGACGATCTCGATGACCGTGGGCTTGCTCATCGTGCCATCGGGGTTGCTATGCTCAAGCTGAGTTGGAAGCACTTTGCC